ATGGTGTTGGGTTTAAAATGGTAATCCTTGTCTAATCTCTATTTTCGGGTCTGTATTTTTCGTGATGCCGGCGGATGGGTTGGAGTGTTGATACTGCAATTCTTTTTGCGGTGTTTTTGGGCAATAAAATTTCATAGTCTTAGGATTCCAACCGATTTTTATAAGTATTGTTTCTCCGTTCCTATGTTTTTGAACGTCTAAAAATGCAACATCCTCAGTGCTTTGCTCATTTTCATCTTTTGTAACCCCTCTGGCAAATGGTCTATCAATGATTATTCCCATGTCTACATCTTGCTCGATAGAACCGCTTTCTCTTAATTGGCTTAGTTTGGCTGGTTTGCTTTGCTTATCCGATCCCTCTGATTCTCTATTCACTTGTGCAAGTGCTACAATAGGAATATCCAAATCCTTAGACAAGTTTTTCAACCCTTTTGACAAATTACCAACTGCCACATATCTTGCTTGTCCTTTTTCGGTTTCAACTTCCATAAGTTGTAAGTAATCAATGAAAATGATTTTTACCTTCTTTTCGCGCTTTAATTTGGCTACCTTATACCTTAGTTCAAAAATATTCATACTGCTCTTATCTTCGAGATAAATAGGCAAAGAAGCCATTTTTAACGCTGCCTCGTTTATTTGTTGCTCTTTTTGGCTTGAATAAAATTGACTATCTAGTTTTTGCCCTCTGAAAACTGTTTTAAAATCTATTCCTGTTGCATTAGACATTAGCCTAGAAGCAAGTTGTACATTTGGCATTTCAAGTGAAACAATACCAACAGGATCTCCATTATTTGCCATATTCAAAGCTATTGCCAACCCTAGTGCAGTTTTACCCATACCGGGACGGGCGCAAATAACATGGAATCCCGTTTCAAATCCACCGCCTGTGACCTCGTCAAAATCTTCAAACCCTGTCGGTACTCCAAATATTACACCATTCTTTATTCTGTCACGTCTTGCTTGTAATTCAATCATAATTTGTGACATATCCGACCAATCCTTTACATTCTTAAAATTCATTGCCTTTTGTATGGATTCATTTAACGCTCGATTTGCTTGGAGTGGATCCGATGAACTAAATATTTTAGAAGCTGATTCTATGGAATGTCTTTTAATCCAAAATTGAATAAGTATTTGACACCATTCTAAAATATGCGCACCACTTACAACATCCTTCATAATTCCTGCACATTCGTAACTCCATCTAGTGCTAGCATATTCTCCTTTAGTATTTGATTCTATGGTGTGAATTTCTGGCACTATTGTAAGTAAATCTACTTTACCGCCATTAGTCATTATTCTGCACATAGCTTCATAAATAATTTTATGCTTCTCAAAATAGAATACGTCTGGTGATTGAAGATATTGAGATACCAAATAAATTTGGTTTGCTTCTAAAAGGCAAATACCGATTATTCCAATTTCTAATTCTTCAGAATAGTGTATGTATTGTTTGTAGTTAGAATCCATAATGTGCATACGGGTTTTTTTTAATTGTTGGGTTATTTTTATCGAGTATTTCCTGCTTTTGCTCTTTGCTTAGTTTGGCTGTCCAATTAGCGAAGTGCTTTGCATAATCTGAAATTACCTTGTGCGTTAATGTTTTTGAAATGTGCAAATCAAATTCATCTTGAAAATATTTTAGCTTTTCAAAATCCCATCCACTTGGAGTACAAACACCAATTTTTTGCGATTGATAATTTGAATCGTATAATTTTCTACATTCGGCTATTGTCAAAAAATTAGCATCTCCTATTCCTTTCGCAATATCTACCTTCGTTTTTAAATCCTTCAAAAAATATGATGTTGACGGTGTTGTGTTTTTACCTTCATCATTAACAGTTTCATTCTTATTTACATTACCATTATTATTAGGTTCGGGTTTGGTTACATCTAGGTTAGGTTTAGGTTCTGGTTTGGGCGGTGTTTCGGTTGGTGGTTTACCTCCCTTATTGCCATTTTCGTATCGCTTTTGGTTAGCTAGTAATTGTGGCTTAACTAGCATAAACATTGCTTTTGCTACTCCTTCTAATTGTAGTTCTTCGCCTGTCAACGCAAATTGAAAAATAGATTCATAGAAATTAAGCCTATCAACTTTATTTTTGATTTCTCGACCAGCATCAATAAAACTTTTGTAAATTATAAAACTTTCTCGCATTTTTATTTCATTTTAGGTTTTTTACCATGCTTCGCCAAATGTTCAACCCATGTGAGGAGTTCTAAATTATCTATATGGTTGTTTAAAAAATTATGGTCTTTATGATGTATATTATATTCTCTATTTCCGATTTTTCTTTTTGAATTACCCCATACATCCCATACCAATGTATACAAATAGAACCTTGCATATTTATTTGGGTTGAGTTTCCTTAATGAAAAATAAGGTCTGCCGTTTGTGGGGGCATAAAGAGGAGGAATTATTCTATTTCTTAATCTAACTATGCCAGTATTTGATACAAAATATTCTGGGAAGTCTTCTACTTGTTTCCACTTAACATAAGTTTTTACTACATCTGTACTCATTTGTCGTTGTTTTAAAAAGAAATAAATCGGGCTGATTCATGTAACAACGACGAAACATGAGGTATGCAAAGATGCAATCAGCCCGATTTATTTTAATTAAAGTTTGAGAATACATAGCCCATTTATTTCGTCGTTGTATACCACAAATCTACACAATTATTTTCATTATTGCAAGTTTGTTTGGTTTTATTTTTCGATTTCATCAAGCATTCGTAAGCAAGAAGCCATTGTGGAGATGATTGATTTTTCTAAATACCCTTTCAACCCATCGGCATCATCCGCACAACCGTACTTGATTAGATGCGCATTCTCACAAATACTACCAGCACTACACATGACCCGATTCGCCTGTGCGCATATATGGTCTGGGAATCTCTCCGCTTTCTTTTGGCGTTTAAGTTCGATTAGTACTTTTTGGATTGTTTCGTTGATTGGCATTAGAATAATGTTTTTTGGTTCTTAGTTTCAATTAATGCAGATAAATTAGCTTTGGATAAATCAAAATATGATTCTTTAAGCTCAAACCCAATCCCCCTTCTCTCCATTTTTACTGCTTGATATACTTCGCTTCCTATACCCATAAATGGAGTAAATACAGTATCTCCTTTGTTGCTATACAAGTGAATTAATCTTTCTATCGTATCAAGTTGTAATGGACAAATATGCTTTTCATCATTTTCTTCTCTACCATTTCTAAACCCTTGCAATGTATTTCCGTAATTAATATCCATCCATACAGGAGAAGCATATTTTTGCCATAAGTCAACACTTAAATCGGTATTTGTAACAGGGTTATTCCTTTCTCCGTCTTTTCTAAATATCATTACATAATCAGGAATACCAACCCTTGACATTGTACTATCTTTTTTTACTTGCTTATGAAGTAGTCCTAATGCTTTTGTTCTTTGCATCTCAACAACTGGATCTTTCCAAATTGTCACACGGCTAGCATAAATAAATCCTGCATCCTCAAATGCTTTCAAAAGCAGTCCGCTAAAATCTCTTAATCCAATATACCCATGCTTTCCTTTTTGAACAGGCAAATCCATACAATGAACTGCCACATTTCTACCAGACATAAGAACTCTATATAATTCTTTAATTAGGTATGCAAACTGTTCCAAAAATTCATTATAATCCTTAGAATTGCCCATATCTTCTAAATGATTAGAATATGTATATAGTTCAGCGAATGGAGGACTGAATACACTTAATCCGATACTTTCATTTTCAATGTTTTGTATTAATTGAACGCAATCTCCATGCTGTATATTATACCATTCATTTTTTACTTGATTAGTGTCAAAAATTGCACTACTCATTATTTTGCCATCTAAATTTAGATTTACCGCTTTCGCCATTTCGTCTTGCATGATTTCAAATTGTTTTTGTTTTGTATCAATAGATTGTTTCACATTAGCCATTGTATCGGTTGTTATTAAATAAATGTTTACTACTTTTTTTTGTCCAAATCTATATGAACGTCTAATGGCTTGGTATAATCCTTCAAATGAAAAATCTAATGATGCAAATATTTGATTCCTGCAATTTTGGTAATTCATACCAAATGATGCAATCTTAGTTTTTGTAATTAAAATTCTAAATTCATTATTTGCAAATCCTAATAACTTTTCTTTTTTCCATTCATTAGTATCGCTACCTTTTACTTCAATAGCATCTGGCAAAAGTTTTTTAAGCATTTCGCCTTCTTCATTTTGTTTGATCCAAATAATAAAATTTTCATCAGGTCTGCTATTTACAATTTTTATAACTTCTTCTAATCTTTCTTTTTTTGTTAATCGTAATTCTGAGTTAAAATTTGTTGCTGAAATTATTGCATCGTTAAATAAACTACCGTTTTCTCTTTTTGGTGTTACAATTTGATTCTCAATTAAATTAAGCGTAGGTAAATCATATCCTAACATTTCGAATCCAATATCGCTCGGTTTGTTTAGCATTATAGCCCAACTACCTATGAATTGATAAAATAACTTTGTTGCGTGCCCTTTTAGCCTCCATTTTGCGGTTTCTCCGCCGTCATGAACAAAGTACATTGCTAACATCTCATTCCTGCCCATTGCGTCTAAAAATTCGCTATGGTTTCCTAACTCCATCGGGTCGTTTGGTGATGGTGTTGCAGTGCAAGCAAGTTTGTATGGAGTCTTACTGAAGTTGTCAATTATTTGTTTCTTTGTAGCCCCTTCAAAATTCTTCAATATACTACTTTCATCAAGTACTACACCTTTATAGATAGAACAATCAATATTATCAAGTTGCTCATAATTTTGAACATCAATATTTGTCATATCAATTCCAAATTTACTACCTTCTTGTATTGTTTGCCCAACAACTGCCAAAGGTGCAAGTATCAAAACTTTACCATTTGTTTTTTTACATACTTGATTTGCCCACTCCAACTGCATCAATGTTTTACCCAATCCACAGTCCGCAAAAATTGCATACTTACCAGCTTTTAAAGCACGTTGTACTATGAACTTTTGGAATGGGAACATATTACTATTTAGTTCATCAGTTGTAATGTCAAATCCAGATAGTATATGTGTTTTTTGTTTCTGTTTTAAAAATTCTTTGTAATCTTTCATGTTTCGTTTTTTTTAGACTTCAAATATATGTCAACTTTCGCACATATTCAAATTTAGTTTTAAATATTTTTTACTCGTTTATTTTAAAAAAAGGCTGTCATTGCAAAAGCGAATATGAAACGCAAAATCAATGTAAAGGAAGGATAAACGAAAATCCT